CGCCACAGTTCCGCGCGCAGATCGTGCAAGCGGTCTGCCGCGTCCTGGCCGCGCTCGTCCTTGTTGGCCAGCACGACGCACACGTCGAAGTCGTCGGCTATGTCCTGGGTGACAACGTGGGCTTTCGCCTCGGTGGCCTCATCGCCCACCACGATCACGAACGCCGCCGGTAGCTTGGTGTTGGTGCTTTTCTCCGTGGGGTCCCAGTCCAGGCCTCCGGCCACGGTCTGAAACGACGGGCATTCGCGCCGTAGCTGTTGGATAACAGGCGTGATTTTCATCGGTTGAGCCTCAAGGGTTAGAGCAGGCTGGCCGCAAAGGCCTTGGCCAAAATGGCCTGAACTTCCTGCTTGGTGTCCTGCAGGGCATCGACCATGTAGTTATCGCGTGGCTCGATGCGCCACCCGCCGGCCTTGCGCGCGGCGATCAAATCCGCCCGGGCGCCCCGGGCACGGCGGTTGCTCTTGCCCCGGCCTTGGCCGGGGGCCAGCGCACGCACCCGATTACCCTGGCGAACCCCGTAATGCAGGTAGGCCGGGTAATAGGATTTCATTGCGGCGGTCTTGCTCGGCGCAATCTTGACCAGAAAGCCCGAACGGGAAACCCGGTAGCGGATCGACTCCACCGTCGCCCCGGTGCGACTGTTCGGGTAGCCCTCCTGACCGCCGCCAAGCGCCAGATTCATCTGCGCCTGACCGGCCACCAACCGCCCGACCTTGCGCATGCCTGCGCGAATCTTGCGTTTGTCGAAGGCCTCCCGGGAAAACTGCTCAAAGCCTTCAACGTGCAAATAGCCGTCAATCGACGCCGAATTAGACATAGCCCTCGCCCTCTTCGCCGTTCTCCAGTTCTTCCGCGTCCACCACCGTGTACACCCGACCGCCATTCATCGCGGTCGCCCGGCGCACCCGGAACAAGCGGCCATCGGCGCAAAGAATTTCGTGCCGTGTGTCCAGCCCCTTGACCCGGCGGAACGTGATCCGGTGCGTCAGGTCATCGCCGGTCTGCTTGGCCCCGGTATAGATCGCGGTACCCAGCGGCTCGACCTTGGCCCAGCGCTTGGCTACCTCGATAAACTCCGACTGCAGGCCGCCGTCGTCGCTCTCCCCGTCGTTACGGATACGCACCGTAACGCGCAGGTCCAGTTGCCCCGATCCCGGCTCTTTCATAGGCTGAACCACCGGTAGGGGCTGACCAGAGCGTCAAACGCCAACGGCAGTTCCTTGGCCGAACCGGCCTCGGTAACCGACTCGCGGTGTTTGAACCAGTGCGCCACCAGCAGCAACATGGCCAAGCGCACGTCAGCCGTTACGGGTAACGCGTTCTCTGGCGCATCAACCGGCAACAGGCTGCGCAGGTAGCCTTCATCGGCGTCAGCATCGAGCGGTGCGTCTGCCGGCAACGCCGGCTGTATCAGCTTGCGCCCGGTCGTGGTTTCCACCAGCCGCCACGCGGCACGGCCGTAGGCCTGCAACAGGGCGTCTTCGTCGGTTTCATCCACTTCAAGGCGGCAATGCGCCTTGATTTGCTCAAGTGTCAGCATGACCACACAAGGGCCGCTTGCGCGGCCCTGCCCCCTGAGTTAGGCCGGTTTGCCTTGCAGCGCCTTCACGGCCGCCACGTCCTGCAGGACGCAGCCGAAGCGATGGAAGGCCAGGAAGCCGGTCTGGTCGAATTCGGCGTAACGCTCAACCAGACGTTTCAGCACCATGTAACGCACGCGGCGCACGATGAACTGGGCGAAGTCGCCGCCAAACATGAACTTCTTCCCGGCGCCGATGTTGTCGATAGCCTGATCGACCACATAGCGCTGTTTGAGGATGGTGGCCGGACGCTCGGCGTCGATGCCCGGCAGCCACAGCGGACGGTTGTTGCCGTCAACCATTTCCTCGATCCGTTGCAGGGTGTTGTCGTTGAAGGCCAGGCGGAACTGCGGCGCGGCACGATAGGCCGGGTCGATGCTGTGAATCAGCCCGTTGATTTCCTGCCAGGTGAAATCGGCGGCGCTGGCTGCGATCTTGCCGACACTGGTCGAAGCCTCCAGGCCGAGCGGCTGCGCCGGCGAACCCGCGCCGCTGCCCTTGACCAGATAGAACGCCTCGCCACGCCCCAGGCGCGACGCGATACGGCCCGACAGGAATTCGTCCATGTTGATACCCGAGTCGGCCAACAACTCGTTGGGCGCCCGGATCACCTTCGACGACAACTTGTGTGCACCAAGGGAAGCGGTGCCGAACGAAACATCGCCCTCGCTGGCTTGACCGTTCTCGCCGAGCAGCTCGCCGATTTCCTCGGTACCGTCACTGGTCGACCACTCAATCGCCCCACCGGAATCGGTGAGCAACAGTTGCGCCACCGAGGCGATACCGCCATAGGCTTTCATCTTCTCGAAAACCTTGTTCAGCAGCGTGGTCGGCACGGTGTAGCCGCCCTTGTCGCCTTGGCTGGACGACTGGGCGCGCATCTCGTTGAGCACCGAGCGCTCTTCAGGGGTCAGATCGCCGAGGCCGCGACGCACGAACGCGTCGAAGGCGGCGGCGCGTTGCTCGTCCTGGGACAGCTCGCCATTGTTCGCGCGGCGCTCGGCGTCCAGCTCGGTCTGACTGCGCTCGACAAACGACTGGTCATTGTCGCGCAATACCTGCTCGCGCTGGATTTTGTCAGTGAGCACCGCATGCGCCGAGCGCATTTCTTCCCACTTGGCGCGCTGCTCGCCGGTCATGGCTTGGCCATCGGCGACGCTCTCATGCAGGGAACGCATTTCGGTAGCCAACTGGGCGGCTTTTTGTTTCAGTTCATTCAGGGTCATACAGGGCTCTCCGCGCTCATGCGCCTAACAGGTCGAGGTCGCGCAACCGGGCGGCGCGCTCGTTGATTGCGCGGGCCGGGCCGGCCTCGTCGCGGGTTTGCTTCCAGGCGTCCAGCGAGCGCTGGGCGGCGGTTGCATCGGGGTACGCGGGAAAGGCCACCGGCCCTACGTCGCGCAGTTCGGCTATGCGCTTGATGGTGCGCACGATCAGGTCGCCTTCTTCGCGCCATTCATCCTCAATGACGCGCATGGTGAAGCTGCTTCCGCTCATGTCGCGGCGGGCCAGCGGCGTCAGCACCAGGTCGCGCACGGTCTGGGTGTCCGGCGGGTCGATCTCGTAGCGCAGCCCGCGACTGTCCACCGAGAGCCGCAAGGTTCCGCTCTTGGTCCGCCCTAACAGGTAGTTGGGGTTGTGGTTGAACAGGCCGCGCACGTCCTGCTGGAGCACGTCGTCAAACGCGCCCGGGGCGATTTCCTCGACAAAGGAACCGCCGATCACGTCGCTACGCATGCCGAATACGGCGGCGTAACCGACGATCATCGGCGGCGCGTTGCTGCCGTCGTCGCGCTCAACAGCGCGCAGCTCGCATTGCTGCGCACTCAGCGTGCGCAGTTCAAATTGGCTCATGGGTTTATTCCTTCGTTACGGGTAACGGCGAACCGTCAGGCCCGAGCAAACGGGAGTTGACGTTGATCAGCATCTGGTCAAGCCCGGTCACCGGGTTGAGGTCTTCAAAGGCGCGCACCTCGTTGCGGGTCATCCAGCCGTCTTGAATGGCGATGCGGTAGAACTCGGCGCGTTCCTTCGGCGTGCCGCGCAGCAGGCCGGCAAGGTTGAACTTGATGTAGTAGCCGGCTTTGCGCTCGGCGCGGGTGAACACACGGCGGTTCAGTTCCTGTTCCCAGTTCTGCACCCAGGGCAACATCGTATGCACCACGAACTGAATCGCCTGCTCACTGATGTTGGAAAACGTCGCTTTCTCCAGATCGTTGATCATGTGCGCCGGCACGTTGAACAGCCCGGCGATTTCCGAACGGGTCATTTTCCGCGTGTCGAGAAACTGGGCGTCTTCCGGGGCAATCGTCAGCGCCTTGTAATCCAGATCGGCCGGCAGCAGCAGGGTCTTGTTTTCCGACTGCCGCAAGCGCGTTACCGCCTTGGCCCAGGCGCTTTTCAGGCGCTCCCAGCTGTTGTCATTCAGCGCGCTTTTTGCCGTGACCAGTCCGGTCGGTCGTCCGCCACCCTCGAAAAACTCCCGGCCGTAGTTCACCGCCGCAAGCCCCAGGCCGATGGTGTCGGCATGTTGGCGAATGATGCTGATGCCGGTTTTGCCGTTGGAGCCCAGCGCGCGCACATGGGCCATATCATCCAGAGCCACCGCCAACGGCCGCCCTTCGTCATCCTGCGTCGCATACAGCCAGCGGTTGCCGTTCTGCACCAACGACGTGTGTTGCGGCAGGTGCGATTCAATGGCGATCAGCTCGCCGCGCGCACTGCGGACCATGCGGCTGTAACCGTTGCCCCAGCCTAGGACGTGGGCCTGCTTGGTTTCCCGCCACTTGTAGGAGGTCTGCCAGCGGTTCGGCTCATCGTGCAGCAGGTAATAGGCCGGGTGATCGGCGCCTGACTCGATGCGGTCACCGTCGCGTTTGCGCATCACCATAAGCGGCAGCTGCGCCAGAGAGCTGGCCAGCACATAGACGCATGAATACACCGCCGCCAATTTCAACGCCGTCTCCGGGTTGACCTGCACACCCCGGCGCTCGCTGATCCACTCCGCCAGTTCATCGCCGCTCAATGGGGTGCGCGGGTTCTCCAGGCTGCGCGACTCGTCACCGGCGAACGCGGTAAAGATCATGAGCGCCCCCGCTTCAGGCTGCGCGCCGCCAGAAAGCCACCCGCCACCAGCAAGGCGCCGGCGGCCACCAGGGCCACGCCGGCGCCGTACAGCAGGAACAGACCGGCAACCAGCAGGCAAACGCCGGCCGTCCCGAGCGCATCAGGAAGTAACTTTTTCATGGGCTTATCCGACTAGAAGGTCGTCGTCTTCCAGGGTATCCAGCACAGAAGGCTGAACCCCGTCAGCCAACAGGGCACGACTCATGGCCATCAAAATGGCGACCATGCCGTCGATCTTTTTCGCGCTGCTTTCCTTGGTGGGGGTAATGCAGCCCTTGAACTCATGGGCGACCACGTTACTGGCCATCCAGGCCAGCACCGGGTCACCGTTATGGCGGATGCGCCCCGAGACTAACGCGGCCTCAAACTCACGCATGGCCAGGTTCATCGTCTGGATACCGCCGCCAACCTCGACTACCTCGGCCCCGTCTTTTTGCAACTGGTGGGCCAGCTGGGTCGCACGCCACTTGTCATAGGCGATTTCCTCCACCTGATGCGCCGCGCCGATTTCTTTGGTGTCCTCGCGGATCACGTCAAAATCGAGCTCGGCGCCGTCCGTCGTGAGTAGGTGGCCTTCATTCACCCAGCGTTCATAGGCTTCTTGGTTCGGCCCGTCGCCCTGCACCGCCCCTTCTGGCAAGTAATGCCGATTGAAGAACGACCAGATATCGCGGCCGTTCTCGTCCTTTTCGCGGAAGACCAGCGCGATATCGGCAATGTCGCACTTGCTCGCCAAGTCGATGCCGAGGTAACACGGCAAGCCGGCGAAGTCGTCCAGGGTCATGCCCGGTACCGCCGCGCGGTCCCAGTCCAGCTGATTGAGCCACGCCTTTTTGGCGTTGACCCACAGGTTGCAATGCTTGGTTTTAAACGCGTTCTGCCGTGACGGGTAACGCGTGGCGTCCGCCAGGCTGCGCTGCAGGTTCTCCGGAAAAATGGACACACCATAGTTCGGGTTGGCCTTCTTCAAGGCCTGCAGGCTGCGCCAGTCGTCTTGCTCGTCCAGGGTGTAGATCAGCCCGAACAGCTCATCGTTGGCCACGGTGCCATCGAGCATGGCGCACACTTGCTTGCGCTTCTCATAGCACGGCCCGGCGATGTTCGACCCGGCCGTCGTGATGGTGAAAATCAGCGGCTGCTCACGGGCGCCCATACCGGTCAGCATGGTTTCGTAAAGGGCATCGCTGTCGTGCTCGTGGTATTCGTCCACCAGCGAGCAGCTGGGCGATGAACCGTCGCCCGGGTCGCCGATGATCGGTTCCAGGCGGCTGCCGTCTTCCGGTATGGCCAGACTGCGCGCGTGCACCTCAACGCCGGCGGCCTCCATCAGGTCGGGAGTCTTCAGCATCATCAGGCGCGCTGGGCGGAACACCTCCCACGCCTGTTTCTCCGTGGTCGCACCGCAATACACCTCGGCGCCGTACTCGCCATCAGCGCACAGCATCACCAGGGCGACGCCGGCAGCAATGACGCTCTTGCCGTTCTTGCGCGGAATCTCGCAATACACCTCACGGAAACGGCGCAGGCCAGTCTTCTTGCTGACCCAACCGAACACGCAACAGAAGATAAATTTTTGCCAGGGCTCCAGCTTCAGCAGCCGGCGTTCCCGCGCCCATTTGCCTTTAGTGTGCGGCAGCAGCTCGACAAAATCGCAGACCCGCTCCGCCGCCGCCTTGTTGAACTTCCACTTGAACCCCCGGCCCTTGCTGGCCTCCAGGTCGTCCAGATGCCGCTGGCACGCCAGCTTCACCCACTTACACGCCTCGACCTTGCCCGCCACCACGTCGCGGGCGTACTTGTTCGCCCCGTTTACGTTCACATTGGCCATAGATCATCACCCGCGCTTGCCCCCGAGCAACGCGGTAAAGGCATTGGATTTCTTCGCCTTGGGCACCACCAGCCGCGCCCGACTGGCCGGGTCCAGGCCCAGAGCACTGCCGTAACTGGTCATCTGCCGCATGGCTTCATTGGCGACGGTGCAGGCCGGATTCTTCGACCGACCCATGACGGTCTTGATCGTGATGCCGTTACGCATAACGTCCGCCTCCGCTTCACGCCACCGGCTATAGGCCAGACAGAAACCCTCCAGCACATGCAGGTCGGTCAGGGTCAGCAC